ATCATATGCTGTCGTAGTCGGTGCACCATCAACATTGCTGAAGTATTCCCAACGACGAGTTAAAGATGTGGTATAAGCGGAAAGAGTGTTACCGCTATATGGTTGTGTTAGCGTGATGACTGAGTCGCTTACTGACTTAACTTTTCTTGCTTCTCTATCTGGACCAAGTAAAAGAATGTCGCCAGCCGATACGTTAGTTGCTGCAGTATTCGAGAAAACAACGTTTGAGTTATTTCTTGAAATACTGTAGTTTGTTAAGTTCGTCACGCTATTTTCGAATGCAGCCGCACTTGCGCAAACTGAAACTTTCAAGCTGTTGCCTAACTGTCCTGGATATTTTGCGAGCCACTCTCCGTTTGAACCAGAGAGAGTTGCTGCATCATACTCATCTTCGTTTTGAATTAGTCTTGCAGTTCCAGAAGTTACAGCGTTTTTAGCTGTTGTGTTTTCAACGACACGAACTACATATAATGAATTGCCATAAGCAAGGAAGTTTGCTGCAGTGAAAAAATCGTCTGCCGTATTTGCATTGGGTTTGCTGAACGTTTGAACGAGTGCATCTTCACTAGATACAAGCACTCTATTATCAGCTGGACCCCAAGCAAAATGACCAGCGATAGCGCCATCAGTAGTTGATACTGCTGGAACCACCGTTGTTAGATCGATTTCACTAACATTCACTCCTGGTGATACTTGGAAAGGCATTTTAATCTCCTTTAAATTAATAATGTTGGCTACTTATTCTAACCAATATTTATAAAAAACGACTTTTTAGAAGTAATCCTTGTTCGCACTTGAGATGTATTCACTTACATCAAAGGGTGCTTCCATATCTTGAACCGTATGTTCAGGCACTCCGTCGTCGATAAAAACAAAGGGTAATGCATCATCCTCTAACATTTTAATCTTTTCATCATATATTTTTCTTCGAATATCAGTGTCAGTCACCTCTTTGAAAAACTCCTGTCTGACTAACCAAGAGAAAAGAACGCATGTCATAGCCATGTCGTCATGCGCTCCCTCTTCAGCTTCATAACTGCTCCTATTACTTATAAAAGTTGAAAGTTCTTGAATTGTATCATAATCATTGATTATCAACTTATCGTTCTCAATCATATCTTTTAAGTTGGAGCAACCAACTCTTTTAACTGTTTTTGTTGTTTTTACGCCAAATTGAATGGTGGCGGCAAATCCCCCACTAATTACTTGCCCTGATCTACCCTTTACTGCTGTAGTCAATAGATTCTCGTATTCTAAATCTGAATGAAGAATATTAGAAACCATTGAACCGATATCGTTAAGTTCTACCAATATCATAGCATCATTATATGCATGCCCTATTTGAGCCACCACATTAGGGTATAGCATAGGCGATATATCTTTACTGCGAAACTTAGCGACTTGTTTATATGGAACCTCTGTTACATCAAATACCGAAAATGCTGAATAGTCTAAACCAACGCCATGCGAGGTGTCAACTGTCATAACATATGTGTTATTTTCCACAGCATCTTCATATATGTCGACTCCGTTCCAGTTTCGCTTCGGTTTCTTTTGCACCATCGCTTTTAGTTTAGAGGGATGAATAAGCGTATTGGCTGAACCAAGAAACTCGCAATCAAATTCCTGCCTAAACTGTTCTTCGCTGGTATTTCGTATCGTTTCCTCTTTCCACTTCTCATCTCTTCCAGGAACTTGTGACCAGTGAACCTGAATAGGAACATAATTGCTATTACCATCTTCGGCGTCTGACCACATCTTATAAAAGTGATTCATACCATTAGGTGTAGAAACGATAAAGACTTTTGACGATTTACCAGATGAAATAGTAGGGTAAACTGAAGCAAAGAACTCTTCAGCCATATTATTACCGACGAATGCAAACTCATCTAGAAAAATTAGGTTGAACGATCCACCACGAATGGCTGACGATGATGTGGCGGCTGCAACGACTTTCGATCCGTTTTCTAATTCAATATTACCTTTATTCCAAACTGTAATGCCTTGCTGAAGCCATTTAGGGAGATATTCATAAGCCAGCTGAATTTTACCAAGAAGATCACGAGCAAGCGAGCCTTTGTTAGCTAGAATAGCGATATTTTGATTATCCGTAAATAATATCTGCCATAGAATAAAGGCAGTCACAGTTGTGGATTTACCAGTCTGACGTGGAAGTTTACATATAACAAAGCGATTATCTTTAAAGGAATTTACCATTTCCTCTTGAAAATCATAAAGTTTAAATGGTATCAATCCCTGATCAACGTTTACGATGCGAATATATGTTTTGGCAAAATACACTGGATCCTTGGAGCATTTGATATACTCCTTAATCTGCTTTTGTGTAAAATTAACATTTACGCCAGATTTTTTTAGATTAGGATTGCCAAGATAGGTTTCAGTCATTATCTCTGCCGTTGATCAACTTCTGTAGTTCTGCTGTGCTGCCTACGAACAAAGCATTTGTCACTGATTTTGGCGATTCTTTTTCGTCTTCTTTTTTAAGATCCTTGACCTTTTTCTGTATATCAAGTAGATCTTTATTAGCATCAACTAGAGTTTTAGTTAATTGAGATACGACCTCGAAGGCACGTGGATGTTCTGAGGCTTTTGCTAATTCTAGCAAATAGTCTAATGCTTCAGTTCCTTTACCGATTACGCTATACAGATTATCACGAGCATGCTTATAATCAGCTTCTATATCTTCTGTATCTTCTTTTGGTTTTTCTAACGCAGTAGATTGTGATACGACTTCTTCAACCAATTCTGTATCTATATCAAAAATTTCATTTAAATTGTCAGTCACATTATTTTTCATTATTCACCTGTTCCATTAAAGAAGTCTTCACGCTCAAATGCGAAACCATAATCATCTTCTGCGTCAATGGTCGTAATTGGCACGCTTTGCGATGTATTGCCTGTTGGTGTTCCGCTTGAAGTTAATCCTGGGGTTAATGTTGTTGTATGTATTTTAGGAATTGTTGGGTCATAACTTTCGTTGTCATAACTATTAACGATAGTTCTTTTGATAATTCCTTTATTCTGCACTGGACCAAAGATATAACCTTTGATCATAAAATTGAATGTATAGATGATGGCACGACGAGTTTGAAAGTCGCTGTCGTATGTATCTTCAATTGTCATTCCCTCAAGCACTGTTGGAATGTCATAATATTGCCCCATCTCATTTACAAGTTTCATACTATTTGTCCACTCTGGACGAAAGAATGGAAGAATTTGTTCAACGACTTGGACAGCATCTTCTTGAAATGAGAACATTCCATATAGAGAAACATTTATGTCATATGGGACTGGTGTGAATTGACGAGCCAAAGTTCTATTACCTGCTCCAACTGAAACGTTTTTAGACATTTTGTTTAAACTGCGATTTGGCGAATATGACATATTCGTAATTTCAAACGACAGTCTAGGGAGCTGTGTTGCAACTTGACGATTAAGCTGTGGGTCTTGTCTTAAACGAGCAAGAAACTTTTCTTTTGGACCATATGCAATTGGAACACGAATGGCTTGAATACGACTGTTATTATTATCAGTTCTTGTCACTGTAATATCGTTGAACATGTTGCCGAACATAATGATATATTTTCTGATGACTCCGTGATTATACTGATGCCCAAACATTACCAATCATCCCCTTCTGAAAATGGATTGCTTTCGCTAAAGTCAATAAAGTCGTGAACCTCAAATACTTCGTTGTTGGCAGCACGATCTGTATTTTCTGGTTTATAACCAATTTGGCCAGCATCAAGAACAACTGAACCCCCATCCTCAGAAAGAAGCGCACCAGCCTGTTGATTCCCAACAACACGAACTTTAGGAGCAGTTCTATATCCAGAACCAGCATCTGTAATCGTAATGGCTGTAATAATGCCAGCTGTAATTGTTACCGAAGCCTCAGCCGTGTTATATATTGGCGGAGTGAAGAATGGGAATAATACATCAGCATTTGCATATCCTAATCCTGGATCAGTAATTGTTATTCCTGTTACTTGACCATTAGCATTAATTGTCGCCGTTGCATTTGCTGCATTATATAATACGGTATTGGCTTGTGCAATAATTAATTCTTGACCAGAAGCATAACCGAATCCAGTATTAG